TATGAACGTCTTCATCTGAGCGTAATCTTCAATAATGAATCCAGGTAACTGGCTTTCGATTAATGTAGAGATATTTCTTGTCTTAGCAGCCATTTAAGATTACTCGGGATATGTAGTAAACGTACTATTTGTAATGTCAACATCCAAGTAAACATTACGAAGAGCATTCAAATCTTTATTGAATGGATTAACACGGACTTCAATCTTGTTATCAAAGAAGGATCCTTTGATGATGGTTAAGTTGTCAATAATAACTTCTCCTTTTAAGTAATCGATTCTTCCAATAGAATCTCTCACAGTTACTTTTTCACCACCTTGTCCTAATGTATATAGGATGATTTTGCCATCGTTATCTTCAAAATATACAGTCCTGTTGGGGAATTCACTAACCACAAACCCGGTCGATTGAACGATGGGTTCTCCACAATATTCAGCAAATCTATTTTGATAACAAATCTCATAATATGACTTACTGTTGAGAATAGGATAGAAATCTTTTCTCATTTTCACCGTTGTCTCATTTGAGACGATTGTTCTATCAGCATTGTCAATCACAGAGACATACTTGCTGTACCTAAACTTACCGTTGAACTTTTCGGTGTCTGATTGGGCAGTGTAGTCCTCTACAGCAGCGATTACCTTCTTTTTGATGTCTTCGGGTCTTGCCGTAGTAATAGACTTGTTGTAGGCGATTCTGCTGGTCAGTTCGACGTATAAAATAGAAGGATCGATAAGGTCGGGTGTCACCGAAGCAACCATGTATGGTTTTAACCTCTCGATGATCTGATTTTTGGTGAACGACGACAATACTGCTGTATTCTTTGGTTTGATTACAATCTTGACTTTACCATACTCGGGGTTTACTTCCTCTTCTCCTCCGTAGGTGATAATGTCGGCAACAGAAGGATAGATGTTTCTGATGATAGCAGCGTAGTCATCGGCAGTTACTGCTCTGTCCTGGGTGCCAAAATATTTGGGAGCATTGTACTTAATAGAAGAGATAGTCTCGATTTCCTCTCCTCCATCGGAAGCAACAATCTTACTGACAGTAACACTAGTGGGATAGTTGCTAGATCCATTGGCATCTTCCAAAATACCAGCAAATGTGAACGTTCTTGCTCCATTCGTGGCAGGACCGTTTGTGATGATGTAAGAAATCTCAATGAGGTTTCCATTGTCTAAGGATGATCCTAATACTCCATCACCAAAGAAGATCTCATAACGCTCATCATCAGTCTCTTCTACAAAATAAACAGCAGATTCGGAATCTACATTCAGGATATTGCTGGAATATTCGTAATCAAGAAAGTTGGTTGACTGAGCACTCTCGTATACCCTTACGCGAATCGTATTTGTGTCAACTCTGCTGTTGTCGATAATAAATCTTTGATTCGACGAAGCAGTATTAGCAGTATAGGTGTTGGTGATTAACTTTCCTTCATAAATCGGTACTTCCTCGAAAGAAGCAAATCCGGCAGTTACAGGAACCGTGATGTCATCAGCAACAACATACTGATATAATGTATCGTCAAAAACTGTGGTAAATCCCGTTCCTTTCTTCAATGAGATGGAACCAGGAGAAGATCCAGTAAAGTTAACGCCGAAGTCAACATATGATACTGGTGCTCGCTTCGACTTTGGTTGATATCCAATGGTCTTCGCTAACGAAACTACATTCTCTCTTAATGTAGCAGAATCTAAAAACAGTTCATTCGCCACCATGTTGGTGTTGAATGCTGTGTAATAAGTGTTATAAGCTAATACGTCTAGTAAAACACTAATAGCAGATCCCTCAAAATCATAGTCTGTGAAATCAGACTGTGATCTTAGATATTCTTTTAATGTTGTTTTAATCTCAGCAAAATCTAGATTTGCTAGTTGTACATAAGATGCCATTTTAACTTAGTGCTTCTAGGAATAAGTCGGTTGTTAATCTTTTTTCACTACCGGTAATAACATACTCTAGTTCTACTTCATAACCATTTTCTGCTTGATTTGGGAACACGTCAAGTCTAATGACGGTGATCCTAGGTTCATACCTATCCAGAACTGTCTGAATCTCTGTTTCCACAAGAGAAGCACTAGCAAAATCTAAAGGTTCAAATAATACTTCTTTTAATCGAGTGCCAATATCAGAATTAAATAACCGTTCACTCTTGGTGGTAAGCAAAAGTGAACGGATTGATTGTTTGATCGCATTCTCATCTTTTGCAACCTGTAAATCACCCGTAATAGGATGAGGTTTGAAGGTTAAACTAAAGTCTTTAAAAGTATTGACTTTAATGGGCATTGAGAAATAAGGTTGCTTTCATTTATTTATCTGTCTCAATGCCACCTTTCTACATAATCATCAAATCCACCCTTGCCTCCACATGGTCTGGACATCCTATCTTCTGGTGGAATATTAGTTTTTGTTGATTTTAAATAACGATCAGATGCTCGATCTGTAATCAAAGTCATTCCTGACTTAATAAACTCTTCGCTTTTATCTACTGGGTGGTTTGCCATCTGTTTTACTGTAAAGTGAAAACAGAACTTTTAAAGGGGTTGCTATCCCTTTATGTATATTTAACACATAAAAAAAGGTCCTTAAGGACCTTAGTAATATTAATGCCCTTGTCCACGATAACGCTTACGGGCTTTGTTACGACTTGTAGAAGCGTACTTCGTATGCTGTCCACATCCTTGACGAGTTTTCTTCGGTTTCGACTCGATCAGTTTTCCGTTAGTTGTAAAAGACGGTCGTTTTGCCATAATCTCTCCTTGGTTACTTTAATATTATACAGTGATCCTTTCGGATCGTCAAGAGGTTCTCAGCGCCTTCTTCTCAGAGTGGCACTCTTTTAGTTACGTACAGTGTATGCTTCAATACATACCTTTGCCCACTGGGTTGGTCCTATAATGCCCCTAGGAGTGCCTCCAGCAGTGATCTGAGCATTCGTCCCTGGTGATACCCCTATGAGTTGACCATTGATGTGAACCGTTTGATTGCCATATGGTGTAGTCACAACTAATCGTGGCACAGGAATGGCACAAATCGGTACTAGCAATGGATTCGGTGATGTACCTGATACAGCTGTAGCAACTCTACCAGGCGTTACGAAAATAGCAGCAGTACCGCCAACGAGTACATTTGGTGATGTATGACATGTAGATGGTCCTACAGGTGCTGAAGGATACGTACATCCGGGTGGTTCAACACTCGGTACATCAATAGCATCAACTCCTAGTGCTTTCGGTATCGCTGGTAATGCCATTGAGTTCCTCTAATCTACATAAACGTTCGTCAATACTATCTAGGTACTGACAGATATTCTTGTGCTTCTCTTCCCTCGGTGGTCGATACATGAACTTGAAAGGAAACTCTATCTGTGATAGTTTTGCTTTGATTACTTTTAGTTCATTCCGAAAGGAACTGAGCTCCATCTCTATCTGATTCATTTGTTACTCTCTCAGTTACTTTAAATCCATCGCTATAGATTGTCTCTACTTCAACGTCAGGGCGAAGTCCAGCATAATATTGCTGAGCGACACCTTCCATGCTATCAGCAAAGGAATCGAAGTCGTCAAAATGAACCTCTTGTAAGGTTCCATCGGGTTTTTTATAAGTGACTTTTTGTTCCATTTTTTTCTGGGGGAATTTTTCTATATCAGGGGGACCCTTTTTAATATTTAGAGGTCGCTGGGAAACGTTTGTAGACTAAAATGTGCTAGGAGTCCCGTTCGCTCGGCGCGCCTAAGTAACAACAAAAAGGGGCAAATAACTGCCCCTATGTGTTACTAACTGTTCACCCGTTACCCATAACAACAGCGTATGCACTTGGCGAGGCAATGTGTGAACGATCACGCCATTGTTGTGATCCTCGCTTAGTCTTAAATCCTACACGTTCACAGATTAGTTCACCCTTACGAGGGCGGCGCTTACGTACATTTTTGAAAGCAAATCCTGCTGCCATTAGTTCTTCTTTGGTAGCGGTGGCAAAGTTCATTTAGTGTTGTGTGAGTTGGTGTTAGATAGTGGTGAATGAGTTGGTGTTAATTATGCTGCCAACTCTGCCATCATTTCGTTCATCTCATCAGCATCAATGTTGATGTCATTCCATTCAACGCCATCACCAGTTTGCCCGAGGAACTTACCAACTTGCCCCTCCATCATACAGCGAACAAACTTATCCCAAGGGGTCTCATTATCACCACAAAACTGTACACAAGCAATGGCAGTATTGTGAAGAAACTGATCATTACCAACCCACAGGGCAGCATTCCAAGTTTCGTAGTTTGCCCAACCGTTGTAGTTAGAAATCATGATTGTGTGAATGAGTGTTAGTTAGTGTGAGTCAGTTAGTGTCAGTCACGGTCGGAAATGTTCCAAGTGCCGTTACCCTGAGGGGCGGTAAAAGGTTGAGGGCGACCCTCATGAAATGCCTTAACATTAGCGGCGGATCGTGCCATCATGGCGCTGTGTTGTTTGGTATAGTCTGCCATGATAGCGGCGAGTTGCTGTTGAGAAATGGTCATTTGCTTTGTTTGAACTGAAGTCATTATAGGCACGGGAGGGGGCGATTCCAGGGTGATGGTGGACAGTCTCAGGATTGCCACAGGGCACGGCGGCGGCGCTTCTCAACTTGCTTCGGGGTCAGGCAGCAACCCTTCCCAAAGAACTCGGACTGACACCAGTTCCGAGGGGGTGTATAGTTCTCACCGAAGGCGGCGAGGTTGGAGCGTATCCGTTGATCGTTGTTCAT